GTAGGGGGTTATAGACTTCCGACCCGATAGGAAGTCCCTCTCGCCTTTCGAGATACCTGTGTCGCAGGCAATATACCGCTAGCAACTGAGTTGAGCGGGAAGTTGCGCAGGAAAAGCTCAAGGGATGATCCTAAAGATCCCCACAAGTACACCATCCATATGGGGTTTTTCAACTTGCCCCAGGTGTATCGACCATTGAGACATGCAACTTGTCCTCACAACGAGGAAGTGGCAATAGTCAATCGTGTCCTTAAGAAAGTTCCGTCGATGACAGATGAGGGACGTAGGATGGGCTGGAGTGTTGTACGCAACCTCCCCCAGACCCACACCCATCTTGAGACACCGGAGAAGTTTTTAGCGCGCTACTCCGGTACTAAACGCTTGCGCTACCAGAAAGCTATCGAGCAAAATGCCATGCTCGGACTTCCCCCCTGGACTGGTAAATTAACCATGTTTGTGAAAAACGAGTCAATCAATCCTCGTAAGAAAACAAATCCAGATCCCAGGGCCATCCAGTTCCGCGATGCAAATTTTTCCGCGGAATTAGCACTATTCCTCAAACCAATTGAGCACGAGATCTACCGTACTGTCCTTCGTGGCAAGTACTATGGGGTCGGGCGAGTTATTGGGAAGGGGTTGAACATGAGACAGCGAGCGCAGTTGATAAAGCGGAAGATGAACAACTTCCATGACTGCGCCGTTGTTTCCATTGATGCTAAAAGGTTTGACCTCCATGTTTCGGAAGAACTTCTGAAAATGGAACATGCTTATTACATCAAGTTTAACTCGGATCCCGAATTCGCCAGGCTGTTACGCATGCAACTTCACAATTTTGCATCGACTAGATCTGGATGGGCGTATGACCTTAAAGGCGGCCGTATGTCTGGTGATATGAACACCGGACTCGGTAACTGTGTCATATCCCTGATCATGTTTAAAGCATTGGTCAATAAGCTCAAAGTCAAAATGGATTTGCTAGTAGATGGTGATGATGCACTCCTCTTCATAGAGCGTCGAGATTTGTCGAGGCTCAGCCAGGTACTGGTCCCACACTACTTGGAATTTGGTATGGAGATGGAAGTGGCAGATATCGCCTTTACTATGGAGGACGTGGATTGGTGTCAAACACGACCCATCTACGTGGATGGACATTACACGATGGTGCGGAATCCAGTCCGTACGCTATCACATGTCCTTGTGTCCAAGAAATGGCAACCACACCGACAGCGTGACTATATGGCCAGCATAGCACTTTGCGAGCAATCACTTAATCGCGGGGTGCCTGTGCTCCAAGCCATGTCACGAGCTCTCTGGAGGAACTCTTCCCAAAATGCCAACGCTCTGGATTCAGAACGCCGCGAAGCTCTTTTCTCGAGAGTTTTGGCATTTTCATCTTGGGAAACCATCGTTAAAGAAGGTTTTAAAGAGGTTCCCGTTTCGCAAGCAAGTAGGCTGAGTTTTGAACGAGCCTTCAATATCAGCGTATCGGAACAAGTAGCTTGGGAGCACTACCTTGACCAGTGGGTCTGCAAGTTTGGGGTTGCCCAACGAGTAGATGACTACTGGGATCAGCGGACGTGGAGTGCCACGCCGCATGCTCCCCTTGGGTTTTATAACGATCAGTTGTAACACCTATGTCTAGCGATTTGACCAAGCCTCTTTCCAATGTCCTTAACTCTTTGGGGACAGCTCTTAGTACCAACAGACGGACTAAGGGAACTACAAAGAGAAAACAACCCAAGAAGGGTACGAGACGATCACGCGGCAATAGTGCCCGTGACCAATCGGCCCTACAACTCCGTTCTAGCCAGACCGTGAATTTCATGAGTGCCATTGAATTCTCGGTGGCGAAAGGTTCAACTCCTGGTGGAGTGCGAGTACGTGGCCGTGAGTTGGTAAGCACCGTATCCAATGGTGCCTCTGCCGCATTCACTGTTACTACCGTTTCACTTACACCATCGACCTTTCCACGGCTTAGTCAATACGGGGGACTCTTCGAGGAGTACTTCTTCCATGTTGCCGATATCATGTTCCAACCCAGTATGGGTACACAGTCCTCAGGGGCGGTGTCCCTCTGGGTGGACTATGATGCCGGTGACCCCTCTGAGACAACTCAGTCTCAGGCCTCTAGAAATATCTCCTACGCCATGGCCAATGTTTATGCAACTTGCGCTTGTAAGTTCATGAGCTCTTTGTCCAGAGTCCGTAGATTTGCCACGAGCTCAACAGGAGCCACGTCACTTCAGGTCAACCAAGCACTTGTGCGTGTTGCCACTGAGGGAATACCTGCACCGTTTAACGCATCGGTGGGGTATCTCTTCATTCATTATGACGTGGAGTTCTTTGCGCCTAATTAAGACCCCCTTGGGTGTTCCGACCGCGGAATGTCGTTAAACTTGTGCCTGCCCCGCTTGAGTCCGGGGTGTTTACCAATAGACTGCTCTAGTTGCTCAAAGATGATTGTCCCTGTCGAAGCAACTTTACAAAAACTGCCAACCACCCCTCCTACAAGATGGCGGACCAGAATCGGC